ATGGCTCTATTCAAGGCAACGGTAAGAACGCCACGGAAGGACGGCTTCTACCAAGTTTACATTCGGGTTATGCAGAACCGCAAGCCCGGATACATCAAGACGGACAAGGTTGTAACCAAAAAGCACGTTGACAAGGACGGTAACATAACAGACCCTTTCGTGAACGAGTATTGCGCAAGGCGCATTTTGCGGTTTACCGAACTGCTTAACCGCGTGGACTACGCAAAGTGGAACGTGAAGCAGATTATCGAGTATGTAACCAAGGAGGACGAGGACTTGTGCTTTTCGGACTATGCGCACCTGCACATAAACCGCATGATTGACAACGGACAGTTGAGGAATGCGAAGAACTACAAGCTGGCACTCCAGCACATGGAGCGGTTTGCAGGGACAACGAGGGTGATGTTCGGGCAACTCACTTCCACTTTCGTGAACCTGTGGGTGCAGTCGTTGGAACAGACGCACAGGGCAAAGGAGATGTACCCGGTATGCATGAGGCAGGTGTTCCGTGCTGCCGTGGCGGAATACAACGACTACGACAACGGAGTTATCCGCATCAAGACGAACCCTTGGGGCAAGGTGAAGATACCACAGGCTGACCGCACGGCAAAGATTGCCATCAGCCCGGAGGAGTGCCGCGTGTTCTTCGCTGCCCCATTGCCCGAGACGAAAATGATTGATCCATTGCCCGAGATTGGGCGTGACGTGTCGAAGATGATACTTTGCCTTGCAGGTATCAACACGGTTGACCTCTTTGAGATGAAGAAAGAGAACTACCGAAACGGCTGCTTGTGCTACAACAGAGCCAAGACGAAAAAGACGCGCACCGATGATGCGTACATCGAAATGAAGGTTGAGCCGGTGATACAGCCGTTGATGGAGAAATACTTGGCAGAGCCTAACGACCCTTACCTGTTCCGTTTCCACAAGCGGTTTTGCGACAGCGACTCTTTCTGTGCAGGTGTGAACAACGGCATCAAGCAGATTTGCAGGAGTCTGGGCATCCCCAAGGAAAAACAATACAGGGCGTACACATTCCGCCACACTTGGGGAACGGTGGCGCAGAACGACTGCGGAGCGACCATTGACGAGGTGGCTTTTGCCATGAACCACTCGCACGGACGCACCATCACGCGCGGCTACATCAAGCTGGACTTCTCCCCTGCATGGGAACTGAACGCAAAAGTGATTGACTTCATCTTCTTCAGCACGGCAAAGAGCAAGCAGGGCTTGGCGCACGATGTGGAAGAACGCAAGGACACGATGTTCCGCATTGCGCCAAAGTACATGATTTATGCAAGGGCGTACTACCGTGGCGAGGTACTGGCCGAAGTAAGCGACATTGGTTTCAGCAACATTGACGAGGTTATAGCCCGGCTTGCAGCGAAACTGCCCGACACTATCCCGGACAGGTGTGCCGTGCAGTTCCGCATCAAGAACGTGGACACCGACAGAGAGGCGGTGTACGAGAGGACTAAAGGCAAAGGGTTTTAGACAAACTCAACAAAGATGTTTTTGCGTCCATCCTGCGAAATGAGCTTGAGGTTGTCTGCAAGAATGTTGTCGGGATTGACAACAAGATGCAATACTGCTCCATGCTTGACAGCAGTTTGTGCCAGCAGTCTAATGTTTGAAACGGAGAAATTGTCCGCATAAATCTTCACAGACGTGCCATTCTGCAAAAGCATGGCAATGTTTTCGTAATTTGTTTTCATCATGATGCGTTTTTGAATTCACGGCAAAGGTCTCAAACAAGAACTTCAACTACCCTTTATCTTTTGCGACACGCCCGGCTTTGCAACTCCGTAAGGTCGGGCTTTCTTTTCGCCCCAACTTTTCTTCTCTACTTTTCTTCAAACAAAAAAAGAAAATCGAAATCCGAAGTGTTTTTGTCGTTGTCGTCGCCTATATTATACGACGTAAGGAGTATAATATATATATTCCTTATTCCTATTCTTATATAAACTATCGTTTATATCTACGCGCGCGCGTGAGAGACGAACGGTAGCCTTTTGAGTTTTCTATAATTTTGGAAAGGGTACCCTTTTGAAAATAGAAAGGGTAGCCTTTTTTATTCGTTGTAACTGCTTATATTTCAACGAGTATTGAAAATGCGCATTTCTTATGTTTGTCAATGCTTTTATGCAAGCTAAAACACATAGTCTTCAATGAGTTTTCTAAAAATGGCGATGATTTTCATTACCAATTAGGGTTACTTTTTATGCTGTTTTTTATAACGCTACCCTTTTGTTTTTGAAAAGGGTACCCTTTCGTTTGCCTTTTGTTTGGGTTATGAATACATAAAAGGTAGCCTTTTGTTTGCCTTTTGAAAATTGAAGTATGGGGGAAAAAAACGACCTATCCTCGCGGACAGGTCGAGCCTAAAAAACTATGAGTAAACAAAATGAGTCGGTCTAAAAGTAGATGAAGTAGAGACGGGGGTTATTCGTCGTCGTCGTTGTCATTTTCTTCGTCTTTGCCGCAAAGGGCGCGAAGTTTGTCCTCGATGGTGAGGACGTTGACGTTGGCATTTACGTCCATGTCGATGGCTTTCATCTTTGGTGTGTGGAACTCCAGTAGGCGCAGCTCGGCGTTCACGCGGTCGTCTGGCGCGAGAGCCTGAATGTCAAGGTCGAAATGTGAGAGTGTACGTTTTTTGCCGTCGTCACACTTTACTTCCTTGGGTTCGAAGTATGCCAAGGAATGTGATTTGATGAAGCCCTTGAGAGGGTTTTCCTTGTTGGGTGTGCCTTTCTTTCGCCCTCCTGTTTTCATTCCTTTCATGTGTTATTCTCCTTATTATATAGTGGTGTGATACAATAGTTAAAAGTGTGGGGCAAAGATAGCGCATTAACTTAGCGCACGATTTATAAGTGTTGAATTACAGAACAATAAAACGTGAAATAATATGGGATTATTTGGTAGCATAGCAGGAGGTGCGCTCGGAGCAGCTGCAAGCATATTTGGCGGCATCAGCGCAAGCAAGGCGATGAGACGTGTGAAGGAGCAGCTGCAAGCGCAGAAGGAGGCTAACCAGAACTGGTATGACCGTCGTTATAACGAGGACGCGACGCAGCGGGCGGACGCTCAGCGCATACTCGCCCAGACCGAGGAGAGCATAAAGAACCGCAACCGACAGGCGGCAGGTGTACAAGCCGTGATGGGCGGTACTGACGAGAGCACCGCAGCAGCCAAGGCCGCGAACGCACAAGCATTGGCCGATGCAACGTCGCAGATAGTAGCTGGTGCGGATAACCGCAAGGACCAGATAGAACAGACCTATCAGCAGCGCGACTCGCAGATTAACGGTGCGCTGAACAATATGGAAATTAACAAGGCACAAGCCATCAGTCAGGCCGTGCAGGGTGTTGCCAAAGCAGGTGCAGGGATTGCTGGAGCCTTCTAAAAACAGTCAACATGAGTAATTGGACAGAAGAACAGCAGGAACAATACGGGCAGGGCAATGATGGTGGATATACACCACCTAAAGGTTCGCTTGGCTGGGCCGGGCAACCTGCACAACCCGAGCCAGTGCCCAAAGGGACGTTGGAATGGGCCGAGCAGACACCGCCACAACCTGCCCCTGCCAAGGGAACGCAGGAGTGGACGGAGCAGAATGCCGGGAACGGGGAGGGCAAGCCTGCCCCTGCCACCGGTACTGCACAGGAAACTGATGACCAGACAGGGGTACCGGCACACAATGAAACGGCCGCCAGCGGAAACAATGCCAATGACGTGATGGGCTACGACCGGCAGATTGCAGCCTTGAACGAAGCCGCCAGCAGGTTGAAGCCGGAAACTGAGGAGGAACGCAAGAAGAGAGAACGCAGTGAGAGGTCGAAGAGGATTGTGGCAGCTGTGAGTGATGGTCTGCAGGCGTTGAGCAACCTTTTTTTCACGACTCGTGGTGCTCCTAACATGTATGACCACCAGGAGGCGAGCCAGCTCACGCCATTACAGGAGAAACTGGAAAAGTTGAAAGCCGAACGACAAGCCAACGCAGATAAATACCTTCAGTATTCGCTCAAGGTTGGTGACTTGCAGAATGACCGTGCGAAGACTTTGCGTGAGTTGGAGGAGCAGCAGGAGCGCATGAGATTGGCAAGGGAGAAAGCGCAGCGTGAACAGGAGGCGCACGGATGGCTTGCAGCCCTGCAGCCCGACAAGGTGCGAGAACAGGCTGGTAAAGCCACCAAGGCCGAGCAGGAGGGCATTACCGCCACCGAGGAAGCCAAGAATGCACCTGAGTTATACAAGGCTAAGGTGGACACAGAGAAGGCGCGCGGCGAGGCTGCAAGAGCATCAGCAAGTGCAAGCAGAGCATCAGCAACCAATTCGTATGCTTCGGCAAATGAGCACAACGCCAATGCCAGGGGACGTTTCCAGTGGTGGGACGAGAACGGGAACATGCATTATGCTAAGACTCAAGACGAAGCCATTACCAAGGCTCGCCAGCATGGAACACTTGACCGTGTGACTGTTACCTCTACAAGCACGACTAACAGCGATATCAACGGCAAGTCCACTACTACCTACAATAAGAAAATTGACTATCCCGGAATTAGGAAGAAACCTGCCGCAAAGCCACAGGCTAAACCTGCCGCAAAGCCGAGTGGCGGCAAGCAAGGCGGGAAATGGGCTTCCGGGCTAAAATTTACGTAACAACTTACAGATATGCCAATAGATAACAGCAAATTGAAGCAATTGTACGCCACCTTGCAGAAGGGTGGGTATGAGCAAGACTACGATACCTTTGTCAAGGGCTTCACTGGCAACGACCATTATGCAAACCGAAAGCAAGTTTATGACCTGCTTTCGGCTAACGGTGCTCAGATTGGTTCCTCGTATGAGGAGTTCATGCAGAAGATGCAGGCACCCAAGCCACAGGCACAGGCGCAACGCCCTGCTGCACCGCATGCGAAGCCACAAGTAACGACATCGGCAGCACCTGCTCAGCAGAAGCCTGCGGCAACAGCAGCACCAGCCCCGCAAAAGAAAGGCTGGCAGCCCACGGAGCAGCAGAAAATACAGATGAGCTTGCAGGTTGGTCAGATGAGGCAGCAGGTGCAGCAAGGCATAGCTAATACCAACGCAAAGATTGGCCGCATGATGATGCCTGTAACCAAGGAGGGGCGCAAGAAACTCAGCGCGGGCAGGTTTGCAGCCCAGTTGGCAGGAACTCCGACGAGGGTTGTTGGTTTTGCGCCTCCGCAGCAGCCGTCGCAAGGTAAGGGCGGTGGCCAGCAGCAGGGTCAGAAGCCTGTGGAGAGCGAGCAATCACCACTGCCATACGGTGTGGTGTACGAGAATGGGAAGCCCAAGACGCAGTGGCTGCTTCCTGACGGCACGCTCACCACATCACTCACAGAGGCCAATCATGCTGAATATGCGGCAAGAAAGACGCGTCTTGCCCACCAATTTCAAGACCGCATGAAGGTGAATGGTCTTGACCCTAACAAGCCGGAAGATGTGCAGAGACAAGCGCAGCTTGACTATGAAGCACCTCTGCGCAAGGCATTGGAGGCAGAATGGCAGCGTGCCGAGGCTGAGGACAGAGCTGCCGATGAGCAGTACAGAAAGGATTATGAGAGAGCCAAGCATGGCGGTTTCTTTGACAGACTGAAAGATGCGCTGCTTACGCCAACAGACCCTAATGGACTGCCCATGCAGAGTTCGGCAGACTATCAGCGTGACCTCGGACGGGCCATGCAAAGGAAGCAGACTTTCAACCTTGAGAAATTGGCGCAGGCGGTATATCAGAAAATGCCGCAGTCGTACCGTGACAGTCAGATATTGCACTACTCCGACTATTTCCGCAAGCACCCGGAAGAGTTGAAAGGCAGGAGCGTGGCGCAAGCCGCCAAGGAAGCCTTGCAGGGAGAGGTGTACCGTGCCACCTACGACAGAGCCGTGCAAGCGCACATGCCGAAGAGCAAGACAGAGTTCTTGATGCGCAAGATAGCCGACCAGCCATTTCTGTCGCAGTCAATGGCAACCGACATGGCAGCTTCAGCCCTCACTGGCTCGTATGGCATGAGCCAGGCCGAGGCAGATGCCATGGGACGGTATGGACAAGAGCACCGTACGCTCGACATTGTTGGCACTGTGGCTAATATGGCTTTTGACCCTGTTACCTATATTTCTGGTGGTGTAGGTGGTGCAGCAGCGAAGAAAACCATGCAGTACACCGGCAAGGCCATGCTTAAAGGTGCGGGCAAGGAAGTTGCCGGGCGATATGCAGGAAGAACCATTGCTGGACGATTGCTTGGCGGTGCTGCTGGTGGTGTCGGCAATTTTGCCACCTATAACACTTTGACGAACATCGAACAGCAAATGCGGCTTGGTGGCGCACTTGACCCGGAAACCGGTGAACGAGAGTTTAGTGGTTCTGAGGTGCTGAAATCAACTCTGCTTGGAGTTGTGCTTGGTGCTGCAACAGGTGCATTGTCCCCTGTCATTGGCAATGTGGCTGACAAGTGGGTGAAGGCCACATCGAACACTGCCGGCAAGGTTGGCATTCGTGCAGGAGAGCTTGCCACTTCTACCATTGCTGAGGGTACCATCTTTGCTGCGCCAGAATGGGTGGAGAACGCACAGTTGGCAGATAATAACCCCAACAAGCGCAGTGCCATGGACATTTGGACGGACAACTTGGCCATGATGCTGGGTTTCAAGGCAAGCCATGGCATAAAGAGTGCACCGCGGGTTATTGCCGGAATGCGCCCTGTTGCTGAGCCTAAGACCATGGAGGAGCGCAACCACAACCGCATGAGCTTCATGGAAAGGTTGCGCAAACAGCTGGATTCCAGTCCGCGCGACCTTGACTTGACACAAGAAGAGCGTGAGGAACTGCGCAAGCAGGGCTATGGGGAGCTTGCCGACTTGTTCAGGTACACGCCCAAGCAGAAACCTGCCAAACCACAAAGCGAGGCTAAGCCGAAGATGACGGACGGCAAGACCATGACGTTTGACATTGTGAAGCGCAATGGCGTGGAGGAAGCCAATGCCGAGCGCGTGACCAATCCGGAGTTTGACGGATATTCGGCAATGGAGGCCCTCATGCAAGACCCTACCGTGAGCCAGAGCACGAGAGCCAAGGCTTACTATATCCTCACCGGGCGACAGTTGCCTATGGGAACCGTTACCGGGTATACGACGGATAAAGACGAGCACGGCAACATTTACGTAAAGGCAGTGACTGCCAATGGTGAGGTGGTGACAAACAAACGTTTTGCCGACGAATCGTCAGCCAAGCAGGAAGAAAACAATATTTTGCGACAGGCAGAACTGAACTCTGTGGACGTTGGCGAGCGATACAAGGAGACTGCGGCCAACATTAAGGTGGTGCAGGCTGCAGTGGAGCAGGTGGCACCCGGTGCCGACTTCGGGACCGTGATGCGCAACTACAAGGCTGTGAAAGAAGGTGATGCCGATGCTGTGCGCAACTATGGCGGAATGGTAAGGGATATTGACAAAGCCATTGAGGCCAACAAGACAATGGCAGACGCTGAACGCCCCGAAGCCATTCGTGCTGCCATCAAGGAAGAGACAGGCGTGGACGTGGACGATGCCATCAAGAAAGGTCCGGGCAAGCGCAACGAGCAGGAGCAAGCTGCCGTGGAGGACTACATCAGGCGACTTTATCCGGTAGAGAAAGGTCCTGAGGCAGTAGCAGAACGGCCCATGTTGGAAGAAGAGGCAGGAGCGTCCGCCATTTACGACCAGTCGCGCTTGCTTTGGGACAAGGTGGAGCAAGGCGATGCCGAAGCTAAAGCCGATGTGGACGCCATTGTTATGCGTATGCAGGAGGCCTACGAGCTCTGTGAGGACGCTTTCGGAACTGATGCCGAGTGGCGCATGGCAGAGATGAAGGAGGACCCGTGGGCGATGGTGAAAAATTCTGAGTTAACGGAAGACCAGCAAGACGCAGTGCTCTACTACATCAATGCCAAGGCTGCAATGGACGGTGTGCAGGACGCATCGAACGATGCCATGGACAACAAGCGCAAGGAGGTGGCCGCCAATGTGAAGCGTCACACTCACAAGGACAGCGGCATGGTGCTGCCAGCTACCATGAAGGTGGACGACAAGCCTGTGTATGTTGTCAAGGGCAAAGTGGCGGTGTACCCCGACGGTTCGGGCATAGACGCTGCCAAGTCAGACCAAAGCATTGTGATATGCGATGCCGAAACAGGTGAATACATGTTTGCCAGTCCAGACCAAATTTTCAACGTGGGTGAAGCCATTGACCCACAGACGGAACTCGAAGAGGCATACGCCAATATACAAGCTGAGCATGAAGCCGTGCTGGGCGGTACAGCCAATGAGGAGGAAACTCCGAGTAATGCAGAAGCCGTACCTGCCGCCGAAGCAGATGCTGCCACCGCAGACCAGCCACAGATGACTGAGGAGCAGGTGCAACAGTATGGGCAAGGTGTTTTCGATGCAGCCACACATGGTAACGGCGGCATCACCCTGCCAGAAGAGCAGGTGCAGGGAATGCAGCAGTACAACCGGCAGATGCTGGAGCAGGAGCAGCAGCGCAAGGCTGAGGAAGCCAACCGCCAGCCATCTGCCCTTTCGCGCATTCCTGTTGACGGGCAGACTGGCGAACCCATGTTTGAGCGTGCCGACCGTGAAACCGCCCTCGACGCACTCAACGAGGTGACAGGAGGCAATGAGGAAAACACCACCTCCATTGTCAATGCGCAGTTGGACCAGGCCAACAAAGCACTTGACGCATTGAGGAAGAAGGCACCGACCAAGAAAGCCCCCGCGCTGAAAGGTTCGCCCATGCAGATGGCCAAGGCACAGCAGGAGGCAGATGCTGCCTACAACACCGCCATGGAGCAGTATAATGCCCAAGTGGGTGCAGCCGAGGAGAACGTGAATGCCTGGACGCGCATCTACACCCTCATGAATGACCGCAAGCGTTCGGTGCGTGAGCAGCAGGAAGCAGCACAGAGGGAACGTGATGCCAAATTGCACGATGAAGCTGTGGCACAGTTGGAGGAGCAGAAGCGCATGGCCGCTGAGAAAGCAGCCGAGCAAGCCGAGGTCGGCACCCATGCCGTGAACCCGAAGATAAAGGCAAAGTGGGACGGAGCCACCAAGGTTGAGGGCAATTCTAACGCTATCACCCTTGCTGACGGTTCGACCCTGCGCGGCCACTATGTGCTGACAGAGGCCGGAGCGGCCACCGCCAGCCATGACGTGAACAACGCCTACGAGCCTGCTGAAGGTTTCCCTGTTGACGAGAATGGTGAGAGCGTGAATGACCGTGACTACAAGCGTGACAGAGACGCGCAGCGCATTGTGCAGGACATTGCCGACAATTACGACAGCCGTGCCCTGCAAAGTCCCGTCATCGTCAGCAAGGACGGCGTTGTGCTGAGCGGTAATAACCGCACTATGTCGGGCGAGATTGCAGCAAAGAACGGTACAGACAAGGCGTATGTGGACCACTTGCGCGAGTTTGGAGCCATGTTCGGTTTTACTCCCGAGCAGATAGAGGGCATGCAGCACCCGCGCGTTGTCTTCGTTCCTGATGAGGAATTGCCATACGATGCTAATACGTTTGCACGCTTCAATGCTGAACAGCAGAAGAAGCAGAGCAAACCTGAGCATGCCGTGAAGCTTGGCAAGATTGTTCCTGATAATGTATTTGCAAGCATTGTCGGTGATATTAGTCGCTTTGACCGCATGTCGGACTACTATGCTGATGGAAATGCAGTATCTTCTGCCATTGGTCAGTTATTGGAGGCTGGTGTTATTAACGAGATGCAGTTGCCGGAACTTCGCACTGGCAATGCTTTGTCGGCAGCAGGTAAGGAACTTATCGAGAACACACTTATAGGCAAGGTCTTCCAGGCTTCGCCCGATGCCGTGCGTCAAATTATCAGCACACCTACGCTTCGCCAATCTGTGGTTATGGGCTTGAATGAGATTGCCAACAACCGTACTCTTGCTAAGAGTGGCTATGATTTGAGTCAAGAACTTGGTGCTGCTGTTGACCTTGTGAGCCGTGCCAAGGCGGAGTCGCCCGAATTTTACAAAGAAGGTATGCCTGTATCTTCTTACGGCAGACAGCAAGGTTTGTTTGACGATGAACACGGAGATAGCCGTGTAACTGATGGCGTTACGCTTATACTTGCTGACATATTGAACAGCGGTAAGCCGAGCGACTTGCGCAAGTTCCTTTCAATATATAATAATGAAGCTGCTTCACCTGCAAGCGGTCAGTTGGACATGTTTAGCGGTGGGGTGACTTCAAAGGAAGAATTGTTGAACCGATTAAATGAACATTTTAGAAATGCAACACCAAAAGAACAACAAGCAATCGTTGATGCCTCAGTCGCAGAACGAAAGCAGAGAGCAGAAGCAGTTGTGCAAAATGCAGATGGCTTTGGACGCGATGGAGAAGAGCCAACCGACATACAAGGAGAAAGTAATGGCGGAGTTTCAGAAGCACATGTAGGTTTGAATGATGACGAGGCAAATGAACTTTTGTCTCGCATGGAAGACAACACGTCAGAAATTCCACAAATAGAACTCAATCCGACTAATTGGATTGAGCAGTTTGGTGAAAATGGTATGGTGTCAACCCCATTGGGTAAAGTAAAGATGGGTGAAAACCAAATTGCCAAGTTGTTTGAGAAAGGGCGTAGCGAGCAGTTTGGCATGATAAAGCCTACACTTGAGCATCCACACGTTATTGTTGAAGTTCCATCAGAAGCCAGTGATGGCAATACGGAACGTGCAAGTTCGTTACTGTTCATAAAAACTTTCAATGGAACAAACGGCAAAAAAGTGTATTACTTCAAGTCGGTAACGGTAAAGAAAGACGGATTGGAAGTCAGCGTTAGCAGTCATTATGACCGAGCCAAACGTGTGAAAGAGGCGTTGAAAAAAGGGAAGTTGCTATACCGATTTGACGGTGGCGCACAGACCGAACACCACCCTGCTGGTGTTTCTGTGACAACTTCCCCGAATATTACGCAGGGGAAAGATAAGTTGGTTTGGAAACACGCCGATGATGTTTCTGATGCCTCAGACGTGGCACAAGGCTTATACTCGTCGCAAGGGAATGTGTCTGACCTCGCTACCGAGGGCACGGATGTGCCTCAAACCAGTATGTCAAATAATATATGGTCTGCTTCCGAAGTGCAGAATGACAACTCGGTGGTTGTCAGTGACGGTTTGCAGTCTGAGCCTATCACCGAAAACAGCTCTTCCTCTAACGGAGTTCCGTCCAAAAATGAAGTCCATTCCGTACCCGCATTGGGAGAAGATACGGTTGCCAAGACCGAACCTCAGCAACCGAATAATGCCATTTCAAGTGACTCTTCGCTTTCTGATGGCAAGCATAATGGCATTATGCCATCAGAACCCAACGGTGAGTCAACCGTTTCTTCTGTAAGCAAAGTTATAAATAATCAATCGACTTTGCAAGGAAATGCGGAGAAAAGTGTTGGTGGAGAGGGAGAAACGTCACTTTCTGAACAGATTGCCACCGCCTCAGCCGAAGTGAACACCGCCCCCACCGAAGCACAGAAGGAAGTCGGCAATTATAAGAAGGGACATGTGCAAGTTGGCACGTTTGACATCACCATTGAGCAGCCGCAGGGCAGCGTGCGTAAGGGCACTGATGCTGACGGCAAGCAATGGGAAAGCAAGATGCACAACACCTATGGCTACATTCGTGGTGCAGTGGGTGTTGACGGCGACCACATAGACGTGTTCCTCTCCAATGACATTGACGGTTGGAACGGACACAAGGTGTTTGTCGTTGACCAGTACAACCCTGATGGCACGTTTGACGAACACAAGGTGATGCTTGGCTTCAACGATGCTGACGAAGCGAAGAGCGACTATCTTGCCAACTATGAGAAAGGTTGGGAAGATGGACGCAGGATTGACGTGACTGCTGTGAACCTCGAAGACTTTGAAAAGTGGATAGCATCGAGCAAGCGTAAGATTAAGCCGTTTGGTGAGTACTCGTCGGTGAAGAAGGACGCTGTTGAAATCAATGCACCGAAAGCCGGCTATTCCATCACTCCTTCAACCTACACCAACAAGAAGGGCAAGACGAGCAATGTTTCTCTCCTTACCTTTGACCATGATTTGACAGCCGACCAAGAACGTGCCGTCAAGGAGTTTGCCAAAGAACGGACAGGTGAGGGACGCTTTGCCCCTGCACGCGGTTGGAAAGACCGTGAGAGCGGCGGCTGGATATTCCGCAATGAGGAGGACGCACGCAAGGCCGCTGAAATGGTTGGTAATGAGGAGGCCGTGGCAGATAACCAGCCAATGACAGCGCAGGAGCTTCGTGATGCAGTGGAGCCGAAGAAGCCAACGGCACGCAAGAAGACCGCTGCCAAGAAGCCTGCAAACCGTGTAGAGGTTGCAGATGTGGTAGAGCAGAAGCCATCAGAGCCGACTAAAGCTGAGCAACCAAAGCAGGACGGTGAGAAGAAACTTGTCATTACTGATGAAATGAAGCATGATGAGGACATTCTTCGTGAATTGCTTGGTATTGGCGATGAAGAGTTGGACGGAGGCATAAAGTTTCGTGACCCCGATGCGATGACCTCTCAACAGAGACGTTTTGTGTACAATGCAGGTGTGAACTACTCATTGGGGTATATTGACCAAGGCTTTGTGGCATTCCCCGAATTTGCAAAGGCAATGGTCGGCCGTCTCGGCTATAAAATCAAGCCGTGGCTGAAATCTTTTTATGAGGGTGTAAAACGAATTCCTGGTTATGACCAAGCGATGTTTACTCCAACAGAGGAGGTTGATGGCTTTGACGTGGAGAACTTCGACAAGCCTAACAAGGACGTGTTGGCACAAGCCAACATGATAGTAGAGGAGAATAAGGCACAAGTGGCCGCAGACAAAGCAAACAACGAACTAAAGACAACAAGAAATGAGCAACGAAAAGAAATTGAAAAGCAGACAGCAGCAAATACAGATGCTGTTGCAGCAGAAGCAGAGACTATTGCAAGCAAAGCAGAAGCTCTCGCAAAAACTTCGAGCGACGAGCAAGCCCTCGCAGGAGCAGCAGAGCAAGTAGATGGAACTCTCGACAAGGTAAATGAGCAGCTTGCCCTGCTTGGGTACTATGAGGCTGAGGAGGTGGAGAAGGACTACAACGAAGCATACGGCTATATGCGTAATGCTGAGAAGAAATCCGTGAAGGACGCGGCCAACCTTGCAAGCCAGTTGATTAACGACCTTGGACTTGACCGCTTCGAGGCTACTCATACGGACAAGGTAGACAAGAATGGCAACCGTAAGACTAAGCCACTTGCAGTTTCCAACATATCGCCTGTTGGAGGTGATGTGTCTATACACCTGCCATTAGAAGAAGGACGCGAGCTGTATCTGACAATAGGCGTTGAGCCAAGAGCAGCCAAGGGTGTAGATGGCTTTGGAGGCAGCGACCTTGAAGTTACTCACATCATGTTCCGTGTTGACCATTCTGAAGGCACTGGCAATGACCGCTACGGTAGGAATGTCTTCGTTGACAGCAAAGTTACGTATTCTGACCTTTTGAAGCAGGTGCAGCGTGAAGCCTATAAGTATCTGCCCGGCAAGGCAGAAGCCAAGGAGGGCGAGTACTATTCGGGTGACAAGGTGGAGTACAGTCCCGATGGCGGCAGAACATGGCATGATGCTGTTGTGGCGCAGCCTAATGATGAGGGAGGCTTCCGTATTGATACTGGTCTTGCTCCTGCCATGTGGGTTAATGCTCATTCGGACCAGTTGCGCCATAAGGCAGAAGCGCGCAAAGACGAGGACATCTTCCAGAAAGCGGAGCGCATTGCAAGTGAGAGTCGTGATAAACGAGCCAAGAGCAATGTTGAAAAGCTTAAGCCAATTGGTAAGGGTGCATTTGGTGACGTATATAATCAGTTTCAAGGAAATGCGCAAGAGGCTTTTGCTTTCCTTAAAGAAAAAAGAAGTGGCGATGTACTTGGAGTTTTCCGCAGAGATGGTGTAGGTAACATTGATGTAGTCTGGGGTGATAAAGGCGGTGGTTTATGCCACATTATAGACAAACATGTTGGAGAAGGAAAAAGTTTTCTTTCTGTTGATGAGGCTGCAAAGGTCATAGACAGCATCATCAAAACTGGTGATAAGGATTTTGAGAATGGTGACAAGATTGTATTCAAGAAAGGAAGCAAACTTGTAACTATACGCAAGAATGTCAGAGATAAGGGCAAAAAAATAGCCGACAAGAATTGGATTCTGACGGCTTATGATGAATTGTCAGCTGATGGAGACGTAAGTGCTATAGCTCCAAACAATCAAGGTCAAGCTGCACGGACCACTGACAATTCACATGGCAAAGGTATAGGAAATTCTCAAAATAAGCAAGAGGACCAAAAGGAAAAGACAACCAAGAAAGTTAAACCAGAGCAGCAGGTAGGCGATTTGTTTGCCGGGCTGTTCGATAAACCATCAAACAATGGATTACAAGGAAATGATGCTTCGATACGCACCGAAGCAGTGCCAGCCGACCATAGTGGACAACGGCAAGGATTACGAGGATGCCAAGGAAACTCTCGCAAAACAGTTGCACAAGAAGGTGGAAGACCTGACGGAGGACGAGGAGGACAAAGCACTGGCGAAGATAGGGCTGTGTCCGCTGGACTTCATGGACTGACCGAGCCGAAGAACACACGCAACAACCATTCAGAGCGTGGCGCAGACCATGCGCCTACTTCGGTGAATGGCAGGATAGAGGCCAACATCAAGGCTATTGAGTTGGCGCATGAATTACTTGAGAGCGGTGAGACAGCCACTCCCGAGCAGATGAGTGTGCTTAGACAGTTCAGTGGTTGGGGAGGTCTTGGAGCCGCTTTCAGTGACGGAGGCTACGACTGGAAACAGCGTGAACGCAACAAGAAGATACGTGAGTTGCTTGGAGAAGAAGCCTATGAGCAGGCCGTTATGAGTGCCAATAGTGCCTACTACACTCCTGCATACGTTGTTGACACACTTTGGGACATTGCAAATCAGCTTGGTTTCAAGGGTGGCAACATCTTGGAGGGTTCCGCAGGTATTGGCAATATCTTGGGACAGATGCCTGCAATGGTAAGCGGGCGCAGTGACATTCACGCCATTGAGATAGACGGCACATCTGGCGGCATACTCTCGTTGCTCTACCCCGATGCCAAGGTGGAGATACAAGGTTTTGAGCAGACACGCATTCCTAATTGCAGCGTGGATTTGGCCATTACCAATGTGCCTTTTGTAACTGGATTGCGTGTGAATGACACCACTGGCGACAGCGACCTTTCTAAGAAGTTCCACAATATCCATGACTTCTGCATAGCCAAGAACGTGCGCAAACTGCGTGAGGGCGGCTTGGGTATCTTCATTTCTTCAAACGGCACACTCGATAACAGCAAGGCTTTGCGCGACTGGGTTGTGAACGAGGGAGGTTCGGACTTCATCGGAGCATTTCGCATGAATAACAAGACCTTTGGCGGTACAACCGTCACGTCTGACATTATCGTTATCCGCAAGCGGGTGAATGGTCAGAAGTCTGCCCAAGCCATTGACGTGAGCAGCATCAGTGGTGAGCGTACAGCCGAATATGAAGAACCAGGCGCACGCAAGGCCAAACAGCTCTCGATGGACTACAACAAGTATTTCATCGAGCACCCCGACCATATGGCCGGTGAAATGCGCTTTGCCTTTGAGGCAGGTGATACATTCAGACCTACCAGCAAGGGACTCTACCCGGTAAGCGGCAAAGACCAAGGCAAGATGCTGGCTGATTTCGTTAAATCGTTCACAGAGGAGACAGGCAGCAGCGTGGCAACCATGGAGAATGCTAAGCCATCTTATGTGAGCGATGTCTCTGCTGACGGCAAAAAGCTTGGCGAGATGTACTTGAAAGACGGTAAGCTCGTCACCGCAGGATTTGGCGGTTACTATCCGCTTGAAGTGAACGACAAGAAGATAAAAGGACACACCAAGCAGGAGTGCTTCACTGCTTATGCTGCCATCAAAGACGCATTGGCCGAAGTCATGCAGTACCAGACAGAGAATGAGGGTGATGAAGGACTGAAGCCATTGATTGCCAAACTCAACAAGGCCTACGATGCCTTTGTCAGTACTTACGGTCATTTCAATAAGAACAACCAATTAGCATGGTTGCGCAATGACGTGGACTATCCTAATGTGTTCTCATTGGAGACATATAAGGAGCAAGGAGACGGCAAGGGTGGTGTTGTCAAGACCTACGATAAGGCCGATGTGATGAAAGGCCGAGTAGTGGAGAAGGAAAGCGAACCTCACCCCGAAAATGTCAATGATGGCGTTGTGGTGAGCATGTTCAAGAACGGACGCATAGATGTTCCTTACATTGCAAGCCAGCTTGGAAAGAGTGAGGCAGAAGTGAAACGTGAAATCATTGACAGCGGACTTGGCTTTGAAGACCCTGCGACACGACAGATGGAAGTGTCATACCAGTATTTGAGCGGTAACGTGAGAGAGAAGCTGAAACAAGCTGAGGCCAACAATGAGAATGGTGAGTACAGCAAGAACATCAAGGCATTGCAGGAAGTTGTTCCTATGAATATTCCTGCACACTTGATAGATTTTACACTCGGTTCGTCATGGCTTGACCCAAAACTCTATGACGCGTATGTTAAGGAGCGTACCGACATAGACGTGCATTTCACAGCTGCTGGTGGTACATGGTTCATGAAAGCCCCGACTTATGGTGTAAACGTTGAGAAGAACCGTGCAATGGGTATTGTGAGCGAAAAGCTTAAAAAGACCATTATGGGACACGAACTCATTTCAGCTGCAATTCAGAATAAAAGTATAGTCGTGTCACGTACTGAAAAGCATTTTGACGGCACAACGGAAACCGTTACAGACCGTGAGGCTACGGCCGCATGTGCAGCCAAGATAGACGAGATACGTCAGGACTTCAAGGACTGGGTGCGCGGAAAGATGCAGAGTGACGCGGACTTGTCAGCACGCATGGAGCAAGCGTATAACGACCGCTTCAACAACTATGTTCCTATGAGCATACCTAATGACTTTGTACCTGAATACTTCGGCGGTGCGACACACAAGTTCAAGATGCGGTCACACCAAGGTAAAGCCATTGTACGAGGTACGATGCAGCCATTGCTGCTTGCCCATGAGGTTGGCACCGGGAAGACATTCACTCTTATCTCCACTGCTATGGAGATGCGCAGACTCGGCACGGCACGCAAGCCTATGATTGTGGTGCAGAATGCCACAGTAGGACAATTTGCAGCCTCAGCCAAGGAACTCTATCCGAATGCCAAGGTGCTTGTGCTGGACGATAACGACCGTGATGCAGAGGGTCGAAAGAATTTCTATGCCAAAATCAAGTATAATGATTGGGATATGGTAATTATCCCTCAGAGCACGTTGGACAAAATTCCTGACAGCGACGAGCGTCAGATGCAGTTCAAACAGGACAAGATAGACGAGAAGATGCTTGTGCTTGAACAGATGCGTGAGGCAGACTCCAGCGGCAGAGATCCTATAACAAGGCGTGCAGAAAAGGAACTTGCCGACTTGCAAGCAGAAATGGCAGCATTGACAGAAGGTATTTCAAAGAAGCGCACAGCCAACGATGAAAAGAAGAAAGCCGTTGCCAAGCAGAACGCAGCTGTCAAGGCTGAGGAAATGCTCGACCGTCGCACGGATGATGTGGAGAACTTTGACGATATGGGCATTGACGCACTGCTCATTGACGAGGCGCACGAATACAAGCACCTCGGCTTTGCCACTGCCATGCAGCGCGGAGTGAAAGGCGTTGACCCATCGTACAGCAAGAAGTCGCAAGGCGTGTATCTAAAGACACAAGCCGTGCTGGAGAAGAACAACGGACGTAACGTCATCTTTGCCACTGGTACGCCTATCAGCAACACTGCCGCAGAGATATGGACTTTCATGCGCTACCTCATGCCAAAGGACACCATGAAGGAGTACGGCATCTACTACTTTGACGACTTCGTGCGCAATTTCGGCAACATACAGCAGATGCCCGAATTTGGCACAAGCGGCAAGTTCAAGGAAGTGAACCGCTTTGCAGGATATGTGAACCTGCCCGAATTGGTGCGTATCTGGTCGGGAGTGGCCGACACCGTGCTGACCAAAGACCAAACCGAGCTGGTGAAGAAAATACCCGAAATGGAGGGCGGCAAGGCACAGGACATCTATCTACCACAGACACGCGCCCTGCGCAGCGTGATGAAGTATGTGCGTGATGAACTCAAACGCTTTGACGAAATGAGCGGCAAGGAGAAGAAAGAGAACAGCAGCATTCCGCTCACCATGTATGGCATAGCACAGGGAGCCGCTGTCGATGCCCGACTTGTTGAGATGGACGCAGAGGATGATCCAAAGAGCAAGACCAACGAGGCCGTGCGCCAAACCCTGCGCTCGTTGAAAGAGACGGACGACTACAAGGGAACGGTGGCCATCTTTGCCGACCACTACCAAAACAAGCGCAGCGGTTTCAACCTGTATGAGGACATCAAGCAGAAACTCATAGCGCAAGGCGTACCCGAAAGCGAGGTGGTCGTGATGAAGCCTGGCATGACCATCAAGAAGAAACTCGACATCTTCGACAAGGTGAACCGTGGCGAGGTGCGTGTGGTACTCGGCAGTACAGCCACCCTTGGTACAGGCGTGAACATACAGGAGCGTCTGCACACCCTTATTCACCTCGATGCGCCCAACCGACCGATGGACTACACACAGCGCAATGGCCGTATCTTGCGACAGGGCAACCTGCACAAGCAATGGGGCAAGCCAGTACGTGTGCTCCGTTTCGGTGTGGAGGACAGCCTTGATGTAACAGCCTATCAGCGACTGAAAACCAAGGGAGCGATTGCCGACAGCGTGATGGAGGGCGACCGACTGATGCAGGACAGCATGAACAACCGTGTGCTTGAAGAGGAAGAAGATGTGTTCGGTGATACCGTGGCGCAGCTTTCGGGTAGCGAGTATGCCCTGCTGAAAAACAATGCGGAGAAGAATGTGCGAAAGTACGAGAGCCGCAGAAAGCAGTGGGAGGCCGACCAAACCTATATCCACAATGCCAAGCCCAAGCTGGAGGGACAAATAAAGGCCGCAGAGCTGCGAGCAGAGGAAGCCAACGCCCACCTGCTTGCCGTGCAAAAGGCATTCCCCGATGGCAAGTTTACGGAGATAACCGTAGGCAAACAGAAGTTCGGTTCTGTTGATGCCATGTCCGACTTCATCAAGGAACACAACAAGAAAATCCTCGATGCAGTAAAGGCTATGAAAGAACACTCAGGCAATGCGGCACAGACCAACACCCTCACCTTGTCGTTGGGTGGCTATGACTTCGTTGTAAAGACCGAGATGTCGCGTGAGACGCAGAACATTGGCGGTTCGCTCTTTGCAGAGATACACCGCAAAATGACCTACTCATGCCCCGAACTCGGGCTGACCGACATACCTGTCAAGCAGTCGCTCTTGCGCAATGCCGTTGAGGACATCACCGAGAACGTCATTACAGGCAAGGACTTCGCGGAGCGGTTCGACATAGCCACGCGCATGGTGAAACACGGCAAGTCAGAGTTGGAGCAACTGAAACAGCGTGAGAGCAAACCGTTTGAGTTCGGCAAGGAACTCGAAGAGGCCAAGCGTCAGTTTGAGGAATACTCCGAGGCCATGAAAGTGGAAATGGCAGAAAAGGAAAAGAAGTATGCCGAGATGGACGCAAGCGTGGAGGCCGCTACCGATGTTGTCGCAGACGATGAGGACGAGACGAGCGAGGACAAGACCAAGTTCCGTTTGCTCGAGGACGATGACCCAAAGGCGATAGAGCTGGAGTCGTTGCCCGACAGCGAGCTTGTGCCAGTATATCGCAACGTGCAAGCCTTTGAGGACGATGCACTCGGTTCGCCTATGGCGTTTACCGATGCGGAGACAGGCGAGCGCAGAACCTTGCAGGGGCAGAAGTGGAACTATTCCAACCCACCGCAGATTGAACTCACACCAGAGCAGCAGCGGCAGTTGGACGAACTCAACAAGAACGGCTACATCGTGGTGGACGGCAAGAAAACCACGGAGTTGCAGATAAATGACGGATTGAAGTTCGTAAAGCCAAAGACCAAGGACGCACAGCTGCAATACTTCTTGAAGAAGAACCCCGAGGACAAAGGCTTGTGGGCGGCATACGACCCATACGACCATGCCATCGAGACACCGCTGAACACCCAGTTTGGCGAGGCGTACAAGCGTCCGAACCTTGTAGTGGTGCGCAGTCTCATTCCGAAATCGGAGATTGATGAGCCATTCCATGCCGACTATGCCCTGCTGCCCACTGGAGCGCATCAGTGGAACAACGGCCGCACACTCTACCTCTCACGCTGGAGCAAGATAGACAAGGTGCTCACGCGCGAGGAGGAAGCCAAACTCATTGACGAATATTGGAAGAAACACCCCGGCAAGCGTGAGGCATTGAAGAGCCACCGCGACTACAACCGCTTTGTGCCGCAGGTGCGCAGAGAGTTGGAGAAGATGGGCTACCGCTTTGAGTTGGACGGTAAAGAACTCACTCCCGAAGAAAGCCTTGCACTTGACAGGCAGAATATGGAGAACCGTGATGTTATCCCCGGACGCGAGGGACACGCACCATTCATGACCAACGAGGACATTGCACGCATCAATGCCAAGATGTCTGGCAAGTGGGTGGGCGAACCCAAGGAGGCGATGAACAATGCGATGGCCGAGCGTGTGAACGAGTTGGCAGAGCGGCTCCATACACCTGTGCGCATTATCCGCACGGACGAGGAGGTGGCCGCATTGCCGAGTACACGCCAGCGCAGAATGAAAGGCAGCTTTAATCCTTTGACTGGTGAAGTTACCATCGTTGTGCCTAACAATGCCAACATGGCAGATGTGGAGAACACGTTTATCCATGAGGTTGTGGGGCATGACGGACTGCGTGTGCTGTTCCCCGAAGAGGAGAAACTGAACAATGCTCTTGATGAACTCTACAACGTGTCGAAAGACGAGATACGGAATACCATTGACCGTATGGCGCAGAAGATGTATGATGCCGAGGTGGACAGACTCCGCGAGAAGAAACGCAAGGAGCATGAGGCCAAGGGCGAGGACAGCAACGCCACCTACTATGCGGACATGGCAGAGGCACATGCCGAGGCAAGCAAGAAGCGCGAGCAGTTCAAGCGTGATGCCACGGAGGAGTACGGAGCCGACCTTGCAGGACGCATCGGTGAGAAAGGCTTTGAGAAGATGAGTGCCGAGGAACTTACGTTCTGGGGCAAGTTGAAGTCCATGCTCCAAAAAGCCCTTCAAAAGTTGCTTGACGGATTGAAAATCCCTGGCAAGAAGAAATGGGGTGATAAGGAATGGGCGTTTGTCCTGCACGAAGCATACAAGCGCAAGAAGAACGGAGGCAAGCCCGATGTGTTTGACGCAGCCGATACCGAGGTAATGCGGAGAAAGACAGGGTTTGGTGAGACGAAGTTCAGTGATGGACATAAAAAAAGTGCCCAACTCAATGAGGCAGCACTTAAGCACTTAGAGCCTACTGATGTTGAACACGCTGCAAAGGTACAGCAAAAACGTGAGAAAGCCAAAGAAGCACTTGCAAATGTTGCAAAAACATACAAGAATACAACTGACAGCAAGGGCTTTATATCAGATTTAAGCAATAGTCTTGGTCTGACAAGAGGCAGCACTGGAAGTGGGTATGGCTCATTTGAAACGCCCAATGGCAAGGTGTTTACTATCAGAGTGAGCAACCATAACATCAACGCAGCAAATGTCGGTGATGAGCCTGTCGAAAGCATTGTTATCAAGACTAAACGAAGTCCTAACAGATTTCATGCAGAAGATGGGAAGTTTGCAAACGAGTATGTTTACTTCAAAGAGGATATTCGCAAAGCACCTGCGGGAACATTGAGTGCCATTGCAGAAAGTATTTCTGATTTGCTTGATACTGGCGAGTATCACGACAAGACAGGACTTGCAAAGGACAACCATAGTCCAGAGACCGACCCCGATGGGGGCATGAAGTTCCGCGATGGCGACATGGGACTTGACGAGACCATTACGCAGATGAAGATTGCAGCGAGCCAAGCCAATGCCGACAACTGGCAAGCCAAGCAAGAGGCGATGAAAGCCATTGGCGGCAACTTGAACAAACTGCGTCAGGCGATGGCACGTCAGAGAGAGTATGACCTTTCGACCGTGAAGAGCATCTCCGACCTTGCCAAGGTGCTGCTTGACAACGGACTGCTCGATGATTTGAGCAAGTACGAGACCAAGCGCATACTCTCGGCAGTGAACAACGCCCACGGCAAGCAGGACACCAGCAACCAAGTGGCCAAGGTTATGGACATTATGGTAGATAACCAGTTGCGCATGGGTGCAAATATGCTCGGCAGACTGCTCTCCACCCGTGGTAGCCGTGTAGATGCACGAGGCATCGAGGTGCAAGGGCAGATTGACCCAGACGGACAGACCATTGCACAGGTGGTAAGGAAAGCCACTTCCCTGCCAAAGGCCGACATCGAGGAGCGCATTGCCGAGGCATTGAACCGCATGGGCAGCGATGACCAAGCCGTGGCCGATGAAGCTGCTTTGGAGTACAGCGGTCTGTTGCTTGCCCACCAGTTTGCCGAGGACATCACCGACAGCAAAGCCGAAGAAAAGGCATTGCGCGACAGCATCAAGCAAGCCAAGGAAGATTTGGACGCTGGCATGATGGAGAAAGATGCCTACAACGAATATGTGGCAGCGACCAATGATGCCATTCGTCAGAATAAGATAGAGCGAGCCGAAGCCTACCGTTCCATTGTGGAGCAAGTAGGCAGCGTGTTGGGCGGCAGTGTAGAGCGAGCCAAGCAATGGCGCGAGGCAGAGAAACAGCGTGTGGAGGCAATCCACCACAATGCAAACTCCGACATGGTAGGCCGTCCGACAGACGAACACCACAAGGAGGACAAGGTGCAGAAGATAGCCAACAACAGCGCAGTACGTTTCCTGCTTGCACCATTAGGCACGTTTGATCAGATGCTGCGAATGTTCGGCAAGAAGAGCGTGAACGGTGAGGGCTACCTTTGGAACCGCTATATGCGCGGTTGGGTTGATGCCACCGAGAGAGAGTACAAAGGCTATCAGAACGCCTTGAAAACCCTTGACGAGAAAGTGAGCGAAGTGTTCGGCAAGAACATGAAATGGGGCGACCTCTTTGCCATGGAGCGCAAGATGCCCAAGGCAACCATTACATTCTGGGACGGAGGCGAGCGGAAAGACCACGAACTCACCCAAGGCAACCTGCTCTACATCTATATGGTTGACAAGATGGCAGACGGACGCATGAAGTTACGCAGAATGGGTATCACCGAAGAAGATGTCGAGAACATCAAGGATTTCGTTGACCCACGTTTCCTGCAACTTGCCGACTGGATGCAGGAGGAGTTCCTCGTAGGAAAGCGCAACGAGTACAATGATGTACACAAGCGCATGTTCGGTGCGTCAATGGCCGCGATAGAGAACTACTTCCCATTGAAGATACTCGCCAATGCAAGAATAGAAGATGTGGACGTAGCCGACGACACCACCGACACCGCCCTGCCAGCCACCTCGACAGGCAGCATCATCAAGCGCAGACGCAACAATCTCGCCCTTGACGTGATGGGTGCGGACGCATTCAGCGTGATACTTGACCACATTCAGCAGATGGAGCGTTGGGCAGCGTTTGCAGAGTTCAACAGAGACTTGAACACCCTGCTCTCGTACAAGCACTTCCGCAACCAAGTGATGAACATGTCGAGCGTGTACGGAGGCGGCAAGACCCTGTGGAACAACTTCCGCAACGTGTGCAGCATGGCCGCAGGAGCATACCGCCCACCGATTGCACAGCTTGACAAGGCCGCAGTGAACATCGCCAAGGGCATAACGGCAGCAAAGGTAAGTTTCAGAGTGTTCACCGCACTGAAGCAGTTCCTCTCCATGCCAGCCTACCTTTCGGACAGCAACCCTGTATATCTTGCCGCCAACATCGCCAATCCGATAGGCGCATGGAAATGGTCGATGGAGAACCTGCCAATCTTTGAAAAGCGTTGGAAGAGCCGCATGGCAGGAGACCCACGACTGATGAAGAGCGAGATGGACTGGAAGATGTGGCGCAGCCATGTGGTGGAAATCGCCTCACGCATCGGTATGTCGCCCAATGCCTTTGTCGATGCGCTGACCGTGGCCATCGGTTCACACGCCATGTACCAGACGAAGAAACAAAAATATCTTCGCTATGGCTATGACGAGGAAGTGGCAGAGAAACGCGCCAAGCAAGACGCGACAATTCTGTTCAACCAGACACAGCAGTCGAGCGAGAGCGCATTTCTCTCCACCATGCAAGTGGACCGTTCATGGCTGAGCGTGCTGTTCACCATCTTCCGCAACTCGTCCATGTCATATACAAGGCAGTTGTATGATGCTATCCGCAACATCAAGCACCGCTTTGAGCCGGGCTACCAATCCATGAGTGAGGAGTACATGGCCAAACAGATGCGCAGGGACGGCATAGACCCCGACAAGGCAGACAGCAACGCCAAGAGCGAGTACCGCAGAAGTCTGTTGCGCGACATCGCAAGAATAGGCGTGTTCGGCTACATTCTGCAATTCGCATGGAACTTTGGCGCATACCTGCCATACCTTATTGCAGGAGACGACAAGGATGAGAAGAGCAAGATGTGGGACGATGTAATCAACCACACCATGTTCGGCAGCATTGAGGGACTGACAGGCGGAGACGTGATGAGTTCGGCAGGACAGATGGCACTCAACGGAGAAGCCGCCAACTGGAGTTACCTCGTAAAGGATATGCCGTTGGCAAGCGACCTTGCGGCCATACTTCAGAAGATGCCGAAAGACAAGGTAGCCGCCATGAACGATGTGGTGAACCTGCTTGTGCAGTCGGGCGTTGGAGTCAATCCGCAATCGCTGACCGATGCAGTGGTAGCCATCATGGACTATTGCGGAGACGATGCCGAGACCTCACGCGAATGTGCGCTGCTCATTGCACGCATCATCAACTGCCCACAGAGCCAAACCGACAAAATCTATTTTGACGAGTTGGGCGCAACGGCAGCAGAGGCAAGCAATATGACACCAGCCGAGATAGCCGAGCGATATGCCGAGTACAAGATACACAGAGGCGCACCGCTCACAGGCTGGGCATATTCAGAGGAGGCACGGGACAGTGTGAAAACCGCACAGCAGAACCGCGTGCTGACCAAAGCCAAGGAGAAGATGAGCAATCGAATGGAGACCGAGGCCACCAAGCAGTTGCTCTCCACCTATGACGAGGTTAGCAAGCTGCAGACCGAGTTGTCGAAATTGAAAAAGACCGACAGAGCCGCCTACCGCGAGGGCATGAAACAACTCCGTCAGAAGTACAATATGCGAGAGCACGGACGCATGAAACGGTACAAGCACGACATGAAACAGCTCACGGAGAAGTATCTGCGCAGCAAGAACGCAGAAGAGCGCGACAGCCTTGTGAGGGTAATGACCACCACACGCGACAAGTTGCTTGACGACATCGGCAGAATGAACCAACAATAGTTAAACAATGAGGGACGGTGCAATAATATAAATTTGCATCGTCCCAAATTACACAATGAATATGGCAACAAAGAAACTACATAGAATGAGCCGTGTGATGCCGCAAAAGGAATTGGACAGCGTGAGCCATGCAAGGCGCACGATGGGCAATAACCGTGCCTTTGAGGTGTTGTGGCAAGCACAGCAGTATTGGCTTGCGATGGAGACATTCCGCAGAGACCGTGAGAGAAACAAGAACTACACCTACGGTAGGCAGTGGGATGACTATGTATGCGTGAACGGCAAGATGATGAAGGAAGAGGAACTCATCAAGAAACAAGGCAACGTGCCGCTGAAGAACAACCTCATTAGACGCATGGTGCAAGCCGTGCTTGGCGTGTACCGCAGCCAAGCCAAAGAGCCGACCTGCACGGCAAGAGACAGAGACGAGCAACGGTATGGCGAAACCATGAGTACCGTGCTGCAATGCAACATGCAGTTGAACCGCATGACCGAGATAAACGCAAGGTGCATGGAAGAGTTCCTCATATCGGGATTTGTGGTACAGAGGAAGTGGTACGGTTGGCGAGAAAACAAGCTGGACTGTTGGACGGACTATGTGCAACCCAACAATTTCTTCATCGACAACAACATGAGGGACTTTAGAGGTTGGGATTGCAGTTGCTTGGGCGAGATACACGACATCTCGTTTGAGGACTTGTGCGGACGCTTTGCCCACAGCAAGGCCGACTACGACCGACTGGCCGAGATATACAAGTATGCCAAGGACAAATCGTATCTCAGTGCCATGTATGACAACTTCGGCTATCCCCTGCAAGGCTACTACGACTTCCTCGTGCCCTACGACCAGAGCCGATGCAGGGTAATTGAGGTGTGGCGCAAGGAAAGCAAGGAGAGAGTGCGCTGCCATGACGTGAACAACGGAGACGTGTTCAAGGTGGACATGGAGGACTTCAAGGAACTTGTGCTTGACGAGAATGAGAAGCGACTGCAACAGGCGCGAGAGTTGGGCATGAGCGAGGACGATGTGCCGCTTATCCGCTATGAGTGGTTCATGGACTCATACTGGTACTACTACATGCTCACCCCATTCGGAGACATACTTGAAGAGGGCGAGACACCCTACGAGCACAAGAGCCACCCCTACGTGTTCAAGGCATACCCATTCATAGACGGAGAGATACACTCGTTTGTGAGCAACGTGATAGACCAGCAGCGGTACACCAACCGCTTGATAACGATGTACGACTGGATAATGCGAGCGTCAGCCAAGGGTGTGCTGCTGTTCCCGGAAGAATGTCTGCCCAAGGGCATGTCGATGGAAGATGTTGCGGACGAGTGGGCAAGGTTCAACGGCATCATCATGATAAAGCAGCCCAAGGCAGGACAGGCACTGCCGCAGCAGATAGCCAACAACTGCACGCAGATAGGCATCTCGGAGTTGCTGAACATGCAGCTGAAGTTCTTCGAGGACATATCGGGCGTGAACGGAGCGTTGCAGGGCAAGCCCGGCTATTCGGGCATGTCAGCCAGTCTGTATAACCAACAGGCGCAGAACGCCACCACCTCGCTGCTTGACCTGCTCGACACGTTCTCGGCATTCATCAGAGACGGAGCGTACAAGGACGTGAAGAACATACAGCAGTTCTACGACACACCGCGCGTATTCAACATTGCAGGAAAGAACTCCACCATCGTGGAGTACGATCCACGGAAGATACGCGATGTGGAGTTTGACCTAAGCATTGTGGAAAGCACCGCCACGCCAGCCTACCGCGCCTTGACCAACGACATGCTCATGCAGTTGTGGCAAGCCAAGGCAATCAGTGTGGAGCAGTTGCTTGAACACGGAGATTTCCCATTTGCAGACGAGTTGCTGCAGAGCATCAAGTCGCAGAGGGAGCAGTTGGAGCAAGGGCAAGTGCCGGACGGAATGTCGCCAGAACTTGCACAGCAGGTTCAGCAGGGAGCGAACATGCAAGCCGTGAACCAGGCGCAGCAGATGATGCAACCACAATAAAGAAAAAGCCTCACTAAGCCTCCTTAGGCCGACTAAGCCAAAGGGACTTTGTGGGGCTTTTCTTGTTATATGGAAGCCTCGGAGACGGGGCTTCTGTCTTTTCGGAGTGTGCGGTTTGTGATAGGCACAAATTCGGGCATCTCCATTTCGCGATAGCAGATGTGCAGACCGATGGCACGCGTCATAAGCAAGTCGTCATGCTTGCCGACAATAGCACCATACGCGCCATTCGGCTTGCGCTCATAAGTGTCGTACTCGTCAAGACACCGCTTATCGCGCTCGATATACAGACGCTCGCGAATGACCTTGACCAAGGTAGAGATAATCATCGGCTTGGTGGCCACATTCGTGTGGAAACCATACTTGCGAGGCGCACCCTCGCGTATCTCGTCCTCGGACTGCTTGCGAGCGTAGAGATTGGGATAGATGTCTGAAATCTGATTGAGGATATACTGCGACTGGTCGCCACCCTCCACCTGTCGCTCCTTGTCGTGCGTCTCCAAGGTGTTGGACTCGATGACCAACAGCGAGTCGTTGTAGAAAGCCGCAATCTGTGCGGCACGCCATGCGAGGCGGTCGATGTCGCAATGGCCATACCACTGCGCCACCACAGACGGAGGCTCGCTACCGTCAATCATGCTCAGACGGTCGAACACCACGATGACAGACCAGTCAGCCTTGTTGGAGCGTCCGCCCACATCGACTACGGTAAGGTAGCGGTCGGTAACCTCGTAATCGTCAAACTTCTCTGGCATAGCCCAAATGGAGAGTAAGCCCTGCCTGTCCTCACGGAAACGGAGATTAGAAAGAGCCTCCTCGCCCTCATCGGCATCGGCATAGACCTCGCCAACAAACTTAGGCTTGCGGCAATATGGCTCAAACTGCTTGACAAGATACTTGTCGAACACCATTGTACCTGCATGAACAAACGCCTCCACATCGTCAGACGGAAACTCCGCAGCCATCACCGCAAAGTCATTCTTACCAGCACGCTCGTATATATACCAATGGATAGCCTCCAGTGTCGCCCCCTTTTCCCACAACGACCACAGATAGCGTCCGCTCTCCTCACGATTGGACGGAGTGTAGGCATTGTTGCGGTTCTCCCAAAGCCATTTGGCAAAGGCGCGTAGTTCTTCGGCAGAGTCGAAAGGACGCGAGTAATGCTCAATCTGAAACCAAGAAATAAAAAGTGCCTCAAACTGTGACTTGACAGTAGGGTCAGCAGCGGCCGTATATTCCGCATCAAAGTAAGTGCCAACACCATCAGCAGTACTTTCCATAACAATCATCGTGTAAGGTCGTGCGAGAATACCAGAGCAAGCGGAACGCACAATATCTTCGGGCGACTTACCCTCCGTCTTTTTCCACAGACCCACCTCGGAAAGATGCACCAACGAGTAGGCACCGCCACGGCAACCGTTAGGACGCTCGGCTGTACCCACCTTAATTTTGCAGTCTCGTTGTGGCACACGGTACGTAGAACCCGACTTGCCGACACCGACAAGTTTAGGCTCATTCTCCGAATAGACCTCACCCAACTTGTGCAGGAACTCCACCGGGTGTTTCTTTATCATGAGGTCGAACATATCCTTGATTTCGTCAGATGCCGTGCCTTGGTGTGCGATGATGAGTGAGTTGAGACCTTTTTTGTGGAAGAACTGCAACCACGCCATGTAGAGTTGCACAGTCGTGGAGCCGCCCCACTGACGCGCTTTCAAGAGAATAAGACGGATAGGTAATCCTGCCTTTCGTTTCGCCTCAAAGCGCGACACGAGGATGCGCTGCGGATACCACAGACGGAAAAGCACGTCCTTTCCTGCGTCCTTGTTGTGGATATAGACGAGCGTAGCCGTCCAAAAAGGAAAGTCGTGCTTGTAGCGCAAGCGTATGAACGTGCGCGACACCTTGATGAAGTCGTCGTCATTCGGCTCAACGTGCATCACGGACGAGAGAAACTTGTCGATAGAGCCAGCCTTGACCAACTTCTTGACAAGCGGAATATTCATCATCTCAACAGGCAACCACTGAACGGGAATAGCAAAGTCGGCAATGCTGACACGGACACGTTTACCAATAGACCCCTCTCCAGTGACAGGGTCGAACTTGGCGAACATGACTTCATTGCGCCTGTCATTCTCCGCAAGCAGTGCGGCAATCTCTGTATCTATCGTATTGGTTGTCATACCATCCATTCTTTATGCGGTAAATAAACTCCCCGACCGTGCGAGGCGTGAGGTAGAACTTGGGCGCAGGTTGATTGACAATCTTCGTAACCAACTCATAGACCGACTTGTCGGGATAATCCTCACGCATGAGGAGATATCTGCGGTAAATCTCCTCAAACATCTCACGCTTGTTGCTCCTCATGCGCGGCATGGGTTTTCCTGCCGCCATAGCGGAAATGACAATGGCTGCCCTCTCCTCGCTCACCCAGAAGCGAGAAGCAGGCGACTCAGCCACCAACTCAAAGATGACAGGCATGACGATGATGCTTGCTTCGGCAAGTTTTTCGCGATAAGCCCTCATGAGTTCGGTATTGCGCGCCCTCGTAAAATCTAGTATGCTGCCAAAATACTTCATAGTATCACTGTAACGTGTTGGCGTAATTAGTAAACAAGTTAACGGGTTGACTTGAATTTACGCCAAGGGTTGTTTTTTCCTATACAAAGTTAGCGAAGCCAACTCACAATAGTTAAAAGTGGAAGCACGTCTTCTATGTTTATTTTTGCACTGAATATGGCACATCCTAAATTAAAAGAAGAAAATGGCTGAAAATAACCAAGTTAAGAGCAGACGCGACCAGCAGCTGGAGCGGCTGAGGAAGAAATACCCCGGCAAGAAATTCGAGGACGACGAGGAAATCTACGGTCAGATTTCCGACGATTACGACCAATACGAGCATGATTTGGACGATTACCGAGGCCGTGAGAAAGCCTTGGGCGACATGTTTTCGGCCGACCCGAGGAGCGCCCAGTTCCTTGCCGACATGCACAACGGGCAAGACCCTGTGCTCGGCCTTGTGAAGAACTTCGGCATCGAAATCAAGGACGTGCTCGACAATCCCGAGATGCAGGACAAGATAGCCGAAGCCAACAGGGAATATGTGGAGCGTGTGGCCAGATCGAAGCAGCTCGACGAGGAATATGAGAAGAACATGGACGCAAGTCTTGAAACCCTTCGTCAGTTCCAAGAAGAGCGCGGCATGAGCGATGAACAGATAGATGCCGTGGCCGATGCCATGCTCACCGTGGTGAAAGACGGCGTGATGGGCAAGTTCTCGCGCGAGACCTTGGAAATGTTCGTCAATGCCATCAACCACGACAGCGACGTGGCCAATGCCAGCGAAGAGGGTCGTGTGGCAGGACGCAACGCCAAGATTGTGGAGGGGCTGCGCAAGCAGAACAAGGGCGACGGTACGTCACCACTGAACGGCAAGAACGGAAACGCTGGAAGCGGACAGAAATCGCAGAGCATCTTTGACCTCGCCAATGAAGCCATGTAGCCCATGAAAGGAGAAGTAGTCAAGTTTCCAGCCGATGGCAAGCGGCGCCCCCCCCTCAAAGGCAGTGCAGGACTATATACCCAAGTGCCGGGCGGCATGGCAACAGTAAGCAATCTCGCGAGTGCGACAGGCGGTATAGCCCCCGGCAAACTCGTACAGACCGATAACAAGTAACATTATTCACAAACTAAAAATTACAAGACATGGACGGAGAAACCGTACAAGTAGGTGGTACGACAACCACCACCCCTGCACCAGGCACAGCCGGCGTGCAGAGCCAAGTGCCGGGAGCTGCCACTACCGTCAGCGGTGTGGCAGGTGCGACAGGCGGAGTAGGTCCGGGCAATCTCGTGCAGACAGACCTCGACCAAGAACTCTACAAGTTCAAGAGTGACGACACCCCGCTTATGCAGCTCATGCTGAAAGCGCGAAAGGTAAAGGTGGGTTCCCCCGAGGTAGAGCACTACATGATTGACGAGCCACGTTCCAGCGTGACCACGACTACCAAGGTAACCGCAGGCGCAGGCAAAAATTTTGTGCTTCCGCTTCCCGCAAGCGATGCAGAAATACCTCGTCCCTACGGCACGTTGCTTGTCAAGGGCGTTGACGGCTATGCCGAGGACGGCAAGACCAAGACCCCCGGCAAAGACCTCATGCTGTTCGTGACAGGCCAAGACCCTACGACAAGCAACCCAATCGTGAGAGCTGTGAACGGCCCGAAGGCCAACACTACCGACGAGAGCTGCACCACACCCGAAATTCCTGCAGGTTCCACGCTCATCGTACTCTCGAACGCCCTCTACGAAACGCAGAAGAAGGTAGATCCCGACCTCATTGTTCCGCAGGGAACCACCGTGTACCTGCAGAAGCGTGGCATGAACCAGATTGTGTCCGACTACTATGATGCGCAGAAGAAGAAAATTCCGTTTGGCAAGGCCGTCATCGCCGAAGCCGCCATCACCAACTTCAAGGTGCGCGGCAACCGAACCCTCTATGCTGGACGCAAGGGCAAGATGACCGTGCAGACACCCGAGGTAGGTGCGCAGGTCATCTACTTTACGGAGGGTGTCCGCTACCAAGTGAAGAAAGAACTCCAGCATATGGGCAAGTGGACAGTGGAGGAAATCATCGCTTTGGCCAAGATGACATTCACGGGCGAGGACGTGCCCAAGAGTGTGATTGCCCTTTCAGGCAAGAACTTCTTGGAGAATATCCAGTGCATTGATTACTCGAAGCACCCCGAAATTCAGATTACCACCAAGACCAATCCCGTGGGCTGGGTAGTGACCAACTTCCACACTGTGTTCGGCGACATCGAGTTCAAGCACGACCCGACCCTCGACCGCTTGAAGTGGAGCAACTCCGCGTTCATCGTGGCCCCCGACCGACTGGTGCACTACCAGTACTCTGCAGAACACTCGTCGAAAGACCGTGTGGAGGGCGAAGAGGCAACACGCGAGTCAATTCTTGTGTGGGACGCACTCGCACTCAAAGGCTCATGCCACATCTGGATTAACGGTGAGGGCGACAACGAGAACACCACAGCCACACAAATTCACTTGTGGGACAGCGCAGAAGCCCCTGCCACACCAGTTGAGGGTGGTGTGTACTATCTGTTGCAGGACTGCCCCGGCATCAATGCAGAAGCCGTCAGCGGTCAGATGTGGCAGTATAAGAATACCGCATGGGCAGAGTATACAGGTGACGTAATGTCCACGGAGTAACCCCGAAATTCAAACAACCAATTCATCAATCAATAGAGGCGGATAGGTAGCAATGCCGTCCGCCTTTATTATTATAACATTCAATGTCAATGAAAAAGAAGAAAATAACCTACGGAGTGTTCGGCATGATGGAGTACCAATCCATCATCAAAATAGGACGCGCCACGCTCAAAGTTTTGTTCACAGACGGTTCCATCACCTCGTTAGGCCAGAACCCGGCACACTACACCACCAGCGACTTCCTTGTGCAGCACGCCATCGAGAACAGCCGCGATTTCAAGCGCGGCCGCATCAGAGTGGTGAATGCCATAGAACTTGACGAGGAGGTCCGCATTGAGCGTAACCACACAGCAAGTGCACAGACGGCACGAGCCAAGGTTGCTGCCAGTCCTGCTGTAAAGGTGGAGAAAGCCGCTGACAGCGCAGCCCCTGCTAAGGAAGAAGATACGGTTGTGGAAGATGTGGCGGGAAGCATGGAGGCCGTAACAGGAACAGCTCCCGATGCAACAGAGGCAACTACAGAAGCCACAGGAGAGGCTGAGGACAAAGCAGCCGAAGGAGCTGCAACCCCTACCGAGGTGGAGTTTTGCACGAACCAAGAAGCCAAGGACTACCTTGCTAACACGTTTGGCGTGAAAGGTGCGCTCAAGACGCGAGCCGAGATTATTGCTGCGGGTGAGACCTACGGCGTGAAGATATCTTTTGTGAAAGACTAACGACGCAGACGACATGGTGTACAAAATCGAAATTGTGGAGCGAGACGTGCGTATAGCCATTGACGAGAACAAGACCGGCGAGCAGCTCATCAGCGATGAGGACGTAGACACCCTGTCGTTGAATGACATCATTCGCTCAAAGATAGTGGAAGCCGTGAGGCGTGTAGAGTCGTCCGCTCCCGTTCGCTACTTGGAAGAGGGTCACGTGTTTGGCGATGCCATCTACTGGGAGCGTAACGGCAGCGGTTGGACTCTGCTGCCCGATGATTTCATGCGTCTTGTAGCCTTTCGCATGAGCGACTGGGAACGTACCTGCTATATGGCTATATCTGCTGATGACCCATTGTATGATCTTCAATCTTCCAGATACAAGGGTATCCGCGGCAATGTTCAGAAGCCTGTATGTGCCATAGTGAACCGTGCAGAGGGCAAGGCGTTGGAGTTCTATTCGTGCAACAGCGAAGACGCATATGTCAAGCGCGCCTCTTACATACCTTATCCGGAGATAGACGAATACGATGGCATAGACATCTCGGAGCGTTGTTATACCGCCGTGGTCTACATGACCGCAGCATTAGTATTAACCGCCTATGGTGCAAGCGAGCAGGCAGCTGCAATGAACACCTTGGCAAAAAGCATTTTTGAATAATGAGTTCAATACCGACGAAACAGATAGACGGCGATGTAGCCATCGGCAGGGACGCTAATGTAGGCGGCAATGCCACTGTGCGCGGCTCGTTGAAGGTTGGCCACAACCTGACCGTTGAGGGCTGGCTCGATGCCAAGAACATAAAAGGTCCGAACAAAGGCCTGTTCAAGACGGCGGCACAGCTACGCGAGGCATACCCCAATCCGCATGATGGGTGGTGGGCATTGGTGACCATAGAAGGCAGTGTGGCGTCAGATCATCTTGGGCAGCTTTATGTGGCTGACGGTGGTGCGTGGGTGGCTCAGGTTGACAGCAAAGGTAATCCGCTGCTGAGGGGGTAACCCGGTAGTTGACAGTACGAAGTATATTGACGCCTTGAGAGTTGATGTAAGCAAGAACAAGGAAGATATACGCAGTCTTGGCTCTACTCAGGGCACGCAAGGCAACAGTATCAACACACTCAACACCCAAATGGGTACGGCCCAGAGCGACATCAGCACTCTGAAGAAGACAGTCAGCGACAACAAGACCGAACTTGCTGGCAGCATCAGCGGTGTGCAGAAAGACCTCACATCGTTCAAGAACACTAAAGGACAGCCCAACGGGCTTGCACCTTTGGACGAACAGAACCAGGTACCTTCGCAGTATCTACCCGACTATGTGGACGATGTGTTGGAATTTGGCGGCATGGTAAGTGGTGTTACGGTGCAATCAAATTCGCTCGAAAACTCCTCGACAGACAAGGACTGCAGTGTGGTGTACAACAAGAGCACAGAATGTTTTGTGATAGCCTGCACCACGACCACCGATGCAGCCTGGGGTGTGAAGCAAGTGACCTACTACAACAACTGGATAGACGGTGACCTTTACGGCAAGGGCACTCTGAAAGGCCGTGTGCCCCGCAGCGGCAAGGTATTCATAGACGTGAGCACGAATAAGACCTACCGTTGGGGTAATGGCACACTTGTCGCAATTGGTGGCTCCACAGCCCAAAATGGCGTTCAAGGCACAAGTGAGGACTATGTGTACTCATCGGCATCAGATGAAACTCGCACGGTATTGAGCGGCAAGATGTGGACTTACACGCATACAGATGGTAATTTGTTTTTGCGGTTCAAGAAGTGGGGAGCTAATAATGACACTGCCCAGCAGGACTATTGCCAAGTGATGCTAATGGGTTGTGTATCGAATGATAAATGGGGACTAATGAACCCTTACGTGTATGCACGATTGAATAATCATACTTTGGCAGAAGGACAGAGTACGTTGGACGCAGTCAAAGTGAACTACACACGTTTTGACGATAGTGGCAACAAAGTGCTTACGCTCACGAAAGCAACTTCGGCCAAGGCAGGTGTGATGACGGCCTCCGACAAGACACTGCTCAGCGGCCTGGGCAAACACCTGCACCCCGACCCCGACAACCTCACCACTCTCAAGGCCCTTAACACCGCCCTCGACGCTATGGGCCCCGACACCGCACAGGGCACACACCACCTCAGCTGCTGGGGCATACCCCTGGCCGTCACCCTGGCCGTGCTCAACGTGGGCGACAAGGTGCTCATGCAGACCATCACCGGCTCCATCATCACTACAGCCGAAGCCACGGCCCTTGCCACCATCAACGCCCCCGGGCACTACACCACCCTCGTGCGCTATTATCAGGAGGGCAAATGGGGTACATGGGCTTCTATTGGCGACAGCATATCGGCAAGTATCAATGTTTCGCAACTTGACACCTATTTTATGAAAGAAGATGGCAAAGGCGGTGTTGTAGTAGACATGGTAAAGTGCAAAAATGCTAAACCCATTTACGTTGTGGTGGACGATGAAGGCAATCGTGTGGGCTTGCTGTTTACGCATAGTGACACCATGAAACATTGTCTTGTGCTGAACTTGTTAACGCACATAACGCTCGGGGACGATGGTTCACTAATTACGAGTGAACATAAGCACACATACGATTACCCCAAGTTCTATCGCAAGAACCTTGGTTTTAAGTTCTTTTCAAATGCAGGTGAGAGCGACCCAAGCTATTTTGAAAAGTTGCAGGCAAGCAAATGGTATTGCCCACTTGATGAACAGTTTAAGAGAATGGTGCCAACGCTGCAAGGTGGTGCTGCAGGCGATGGGAAAAAATACATTTACTCGCAAGGTGGTAGCGATAACACTCGCACGGTGTTGAGCAGCAAGATGTGGATATACAAGCACAGCGATTTCAATCTGTTTCTGCGATTCAAGCATTGGGGCGCGAACAATGACAAGGCAGAGGAGAATTACAGCCAGGTGCAGCTGCCAAACGCATGGACGGGAAGTAATGGCCTAATGCGTCGCGACATATACGCACGCCTTGACGCATTTGAACTGCGCGAGCAAAATTCCACGGCCACAGAGGTAAGGATTGTAACCCCGATTTTTACCACAGGCGGCACGAGAGAGCTAAGTATATCACAAGCCACTTCGGCCAAGGCAGGTGTGATGACAGCTACCGACAAGAGTAAATTAGATAGCTTAGGTAATATTTCTGCCGAAGGTGCCCGCGCTGCAAAAAACTTGTACGAAGCCACCGGAGGCACAATACTATTTGGCCCCAATAATATTTTCGATACAAATAACAGCACATTAGGTGGCGCTGTTGATAAGACTGTATACGACAGTTCTACTCCAACAGAATACACAAAAGGAAGTCCTTTTGAAGTATTTTGCACGCAAGGCATAAAGTCTGATGTAGACAGCAAGAAGTATATGATATGGTTCGGGTTGCGTAAAAGTGCGACCAACATAGAGCGATATGATTGTCAGCAAGTTATAGGGCAAACCGAGGCACAGCTTTACGCGTATGGAACTCACGTAGCGTTCCGTCTGAATGATGGAAAAGTGTATGCCCCTAATAAAGACAGTGCTGGGTTGTCTATAGGTACGGCTACAAAATATATAGTGTCGCGAGAATGTGTTATACCTTCGTATAGTGATTTGCATGATGCTGCAACAAGTGAAAAAGCCGGGTTGATGTCTGCTGCTGATAAAGCGCAGCTCGATGTGATTGCGGCTTCGATGGATTCCTTTGGCAACAGTATTACGGAACAGGCTAAGCGTATATATGATTTGGAACAGTGTAAGCCTTTGGCTACGAAGAGTAGAAATGGCTTCATGAGTTCTGAAGACAAGACTCAGCTACAGGGTGCGTTTGCTGATTTCAATGCCCGACGACAGGCAAATGACGTGGAAGGCTATGTTGGCAAGAGTAATGTAATTAGTGTTCCTGGAGATGTTAGGAATACACAAATTGCTGCTGATATTTATCGGAATGCTGAAGAACGTGATTATACCCCAGGTGCTTCTTTTGGCGTGTATATTTCGGTCGGGTACGATGAAAACAATCCAAACAAACAATGTGTTTGGTTTGGCTTACCCATCGAAGCAACCAAGTTTGTGCGATATCGTCTTGATTATTGGTTGCATGGTACTGCTGACACTCTTGTCGGCAAGTACTTATGCGACACCAACGATAAATACTATGCGGTTCGCGAAGGAGCTGTTGGTGAATATATATCCGAGGCCTCAGATGATACTCCTTGCATCATGACCATTGCTGATAAGCGTCTTCTTAATCAAATAAAACAGAAGTTGGGGTTATAAGTAGGTGTTAAAACGAGTAGAACGGGGTTCGGATAGTGTCCGGACTCCGTTCTTGCATTTTATGAATACCGGTGTAATCCGGTCGGAAATATATTGGGGTGGGGGAGTACTCCCTGGTAGTACGTTCCGTTTTTTCTTGCTCCTGACTTCCTCACTTTTTGTGCCATTGTGAATGACGCATGTCGAAAAACAATGAGATATGTCATTTGATTGGGTGACGCATTGACTTAGTTTGCAGTGACGACTATGGTGAATTTAGTTTGTAGCTATCCGCTAATGCGGGAGACTTGTGTTAGCCGCTTACCGCGGGGACATAAGCACATAGGTTTACATAAGAAACACATAAGGCTGCTGCGCGGCTGACGGCCACGGACTAACGTCCGGGTGGCCTCAAGAGACATAAGGGCTGACGCCGTGGGGTGGCTTGGTAGCCGCTAACGCGGGAGACATAAGAACATAAGGGCATAAGAACATAAGATATGACGTTTGTGTTAGCCGCTTAGCGCGGAAAACATAAGCAACATAAGTTTACATCATAATAAACACACAAGGCCGCTGCGCGGCTGACGGCCACGGACTATCGTCCGGGTGGCCTCAAGAGACATAAGGGCTACGCCGTAGCGTTATTTATCAGCCGCTAACGCGGATGACATAAGAACATAAGGACATAAGAACAAAAGTATTTCAAGACATACGGGCATGGACTTGCGTCCATGTGCCCTTAAGAACATAAGGGCTGACGCCGTAGCGTTTAATGCTATAGTTTCTTTGTTTATGACGCTCAATGTCGTAACGGCGTAGCTCTTATGTTCTTGAGGGCACATGGACGCAAGTCCATGCCCGTATGTCTTGAAACTCTTTTGTTCTTATGTACTTATGTCCTTTTGTTTCCGCGTTAGCGGTAAATCTCATAACTCACAAACAATGACACACCACAATATCCCAACTTCATCACTTTTTTGTGCCATTGAACGGCGCATATTGAAAAACGATGAGTTGCGTCATTTGATTGGGTGACACATTGACGAGGTCAGGAAATAAGCCATATTTGTTTATATAATACGGCCTGCATGGGATGCTTACGAAAAAGGGCTGCTATCCTTGTATGTTTGCTGAAGAATAATTTAGGGCTATTCAGAAAATCATTAAGTGATGTATTTCCTGAATAGCCCTATATAAAGAGGCGCTTATTGCATACGCCATATATTATTATCATGTACTAAAGTGACCATCACTTCTTCTTGACTGCCATCATTATATGTAACATTCAAGAAAACGTTAGCCAGTTGGTCGCTGTTGTGCATTTCAGAGCGCAGTACTGCAACTCGCTTGACACCAAGTTTTTCGTTTTTGATATCCTGATTGTGATGACGTAACATAGAAACAATGTTATTTTTGTAGTCAGAAGGCATGCCATCGCATGACTGCATTGCTCCTACATATTCGTTATATTGCCCGTTGGCCTGCATCGTATAGTATGCAACGGCCATAGAATCAGAATTATCCGTATACAGCCCTTTTTCTGTATTGGCTGATGACTTGGAATTGCATGCTGTGGTAATGGCTATAAACAAAGCAGCAGCCATGTTAGCACACAAGCTATAACAACGTGACATCACTTTTGGCGTATAAAGATATTTATTGGCGTGCCCGAAAAGTTCCATCTTTCTCTTATTTTATTTTCGAGAAAACGCCGGTATGGTTCCTTTACGTATTGTGGCAGATTGGCATAGAAAACAAACGAAGGAACCTGGGTGTTAGGTACTTGGGCGCAATATTTAATTTTAATGTATTTGCCTTTGATTGAGGGTGGGGGATAGGATTCAATCAGTGGCAACATTTCCTCGTTGAGCTTTGATGTTGAAACACGACGCTTGCGGGCGAGGTAAACGTCTTTTGCTATTTCAAGAACCTTGAATATTCGTTGTTTAGTAACAGCCGAGGCAAAGATTATCGGGAAATCGACAAACGGAGCCATACGGTTGCGAATGGCATCTTCAAAGTGCTTAATAGCCGTGTTCGATTTGTCCTCAACCAAATCCCACTTGTTTACCACTACTACCAAACTCTTTTGATTTTTCTGAATGATTTGCACGATATTCAAGTCTTGACTTTCAATGCCACGAGTGGCGTCAATCATCAAAATGCACACATCAGAATTTTCAATCGAGCGAATAGCTCGCATGACAGAATAAAATTCAAGATTTTCTGTAACCTTGTTTTTGCGTCGTATGCCGGCGGTGTCAACAAGGTAAAAATCGAATCCGAACTTTGTGTATCTCGTGAGGATACTGTCGCGCGTTGTACCTGCAATATTGGTGACAATATTACGGTCCTCGCCAAGGAATGCGTTAACGATGCTGCTTTTGCCTGCATTAGGTCTGCCTACGACACTGAAACGAGGTATATTATCCTCTGCGGCATCATCGTCCTTTTCCTTGCCCAGTTTCTCAATAATAAGGTCAAGCAGATCGCCTGTACCACTACCTGTGATTGCTGAAATGCAGAAAGGATCGCCAAGTCCTAATTTGTAGAATTCTGCAGATCCGTAACGTTCTTCATTATTATCTGTTTTGTTGGCACAAAGAATTACGGGAACTTTTGTGCGTCGCAAGATAGTGGCAACTTCTGCATCAAGGTCGGTTATGCCATTTTTTACATCGACAACGAATAAGATGACATCAGCTTCTTCTGTGGCTAATGTCACCTGTTTGCGTATTTCGCCTTCGAATATATCGTCAGATTTAACAACCCAACCGCCGGTGTCGACAATTGAGAATTCTTGTTTGCCCCATTCGCATTTGCCATATTGACGGTCACGTGTAGTGCCGGCTTCATCGCTGACAATGGCCTGGCGTGTTCCCGTAAGGCGGTTGAACAGAGTTGATTTGCCGACATTAGGTCGGCCTACTATGGCTACTAATTTTGACAC